ATAGTTTAGAGTAGGTGCATCTAGCTTTTGGAATATCTTTCCAGCATCAGATAGAATTGCAGTCACTTCGTCATTCTCTGATTGTGTGAGTGTAGCTTTGCCTGATACGTCTTGATAGACTGCACTTGTCATCCAAACGTTTGGTGTCTTTGTGAGTGTGCTTAGAATGTCTTTGCCAAAGACTGCTGACATTGTTTCGAATGTATCGCCTTCGTAAATTGTATGCCACACAATGCCAATCTTTGCTCTTTTTATCTCTTTGGCAAGTTCAGTTTCTGTTGGTACTGCATAGACTAAGGTGTTTGGGTGAAACGTGACGTATGATTCGTCATCGATTGTTTCTGTCTTCAAGTCTGACTGTGTGAATAGCAAGTCGCCTTGAATGACACCTTTGATGTTGATCTTAGGCAGATACATCAAACATGCTTTGAGTTTGTCTGCTAAGTCGCCAGATGTGTCTGCATCAATTTCTGCTGGAGTTTTGTATACTTTGGGATTTTTATTGAAGACACCCTTCTTCGCAACAAAGAATTTGCCGTCTGTTGGGTCTTGTCCTGCAAAGACTGCTGGCGCACCATCCCACTTGACTGAAATATCAACTTTGCTTTTGGAATGTCCAGCAAGCATATCACGCACCGCTCTGAGTGCGTTTATGCTATCTCTAGTGCCTTCAACACCACCATTGAGAACCTCATCCTCAGAATGCTCTAAATGTGTGTTTTTCTGCTCTATAAGGTATTCTTTAAATTTAAACATATCTAACCGCAATTCCTCTAGAAGATTTTTCTTTCTGTGCCATCCATTTCAATGATGAATATGGTATTAATTTATATTCATTGTAGAAATCTATAAGGCATTCGTAAATTTTTATTTCATTATTGATGGTGACTTCAACTCTTTTGGCTCTACCATTATCGGATCCATGATGTGCAGTTAATTCGGCTGGCGCCCAATTTCTGTTGATGCTTTTTGAACCAATCATTTTTTTGGTTTCTTCAGTATGTTTTTTGCCATAGTGTGAGTTGAAAATGCCGCTTTGAGATTTTCCGCACCACTTTGCATCTTGAGGCAATTCATCTTTATGGCTTTTAGACCAAGTTCTAATATCTTCTAATAAGTCGTCCATTTTTTTCCAATAAAAAAGCCTGTTATGTTCACAGGCTTATTTATAATTCTTCTATAATCGACTATAATTACCTTCGCATTGCCGCTTGATCCTTTGCGTCATCACTAGAGAAAATAGGAACTGCATTGCTTTTGTGTAGCGTACCGATGCCAATCATCTTGTCACCGGTGTAAACTTTGCCATGAATTGGCTTCGTGCAATTGTGACCAAATGTCGCTAAACTTGGATAGTTGGGCGTTTCACGAATGTGTGCTTTTGGTGGCTTATATGCTTCTATTGTCTTAGGTTTTTTGGTGCCCATAGAGAATGAAGTGGTTGGCAAGTTGTCAAGCCACTTTTGATACTCTGCAACTTTCTTTGCAGGAGTTTTTTTCTTCTTTGATTTTTGATATGTATAAATTAACATGATGTAAGTTCGTCAACAAAGTCTAATAATAATTTGTGGTTTTGTTCTTCATGCCAGTGTTTTGATATGTATGCTCTAGGCTCTTCATACCAATACTTCTGACTCTCAGGATGACAACCAATCACACCCACACGATTTTGAATGATTGCCATAGCATCACCATTCGCATAAGTAGAGACTATTTTAGCACGTTCTAGATTGCCTGTCAATGCACATCCATCGTAAAAAAACAACGTTTCGGGTTTGCCATTCCACGTCACGTTAGCAACTGTAGAGTAAGACCTACGAATATCTGCTGTATCTTGTTTAATATACTGAACAGGTTCAATATCATCTAGTATATCAAAATAATAACTACCAGCCCAATATGCACCCATACATATTCCAAGATAATATCCTTTAGACTCAACAAAATCTGCTATCATATTAGCTTGTTTGCGTCTAAAGAATTTATCATAAGAACTTGCATCTCCGATACCTCCAGGAAATGCAACTATATCTGTGTTATTTAAAACTGTTAGTAAATCACTATCTGTATTGAATAAATTAATTTTGTAATTTGGCGATAAAGCCTTAATCATTCCATCACAACAATCTGTTGAACATTCGGGATGATTAACAAACAGCGATATTGTTTTCACACACTACGCCATTCTATCTACATTTTGTCCTGGACGATTCATTCTACGATTCATTTCAATACGTGCTTGTTCCGATATCTCACGCATATATTTAATTCGTTTTTCTTCTAATCGAATTTCATCGTGTCTACGTTCAATATGTTGAATTTGTGTGTGTCGATACAATTCATTATTGTACTCTGAAATTCTATTGACACTACTCATTTTCATTATCTTCAAAATGTTCTTTGAGAATTTTGCGTATGTCTCTAGCATATATCTTAGCTACGGAATCCGACACACCAGCATATTCAAATCGACCTGCTAGAAACTTCAACATTTCATGCGGAGTAGTGGCTACTGGATCATTGCATCCGCAATCGCAATCTTGCTTCATTTTAACACCAAGAATGCTAACATAATACTTTGTAAGAAAAATCCAATACCATTTGATAACATGTAAAGTTTATCTTTTACAATTGCAGACCGAATAAAGAATAGCAACAGACCTGACCAAATCAGAATCACCATACTCAGTGGAGGCAATACGGTTGGTTGACCTTGAATTGCTAAGTACGTTACTGGTACTGTAGAGCCGTGAATTAGAATCAATCCAATCCAACCGCAAATCTCACCAAACTGACGTACAACCCAATTATAACCGTCTGCTATTTTAATCATTTCAAATTTCTTTCTTAAGTAGTTTAAGAGTAGGTCTAAATTTTTGATAAAGTCCGACTTCACGTCCATATGCTTCAATCTCCCATAATGATTCCCAATACTCATCGCCTTCATATTGTTCCTTTTGAAACGTTACTAAGTTCTTTCTTTCGTGAAATTTCAATTCACCTTTTGCGTATTGCTTAACGTGAACCATTTCGTGGGCAAGGCATTGTAAAACACGCTTGCCCATTTTATCCCATTCTAAATTTATCACAAATTGTTTTTTGTTTTCTAATTCATCGCCTTTAGGAAATGCTTCACCGATTATTTTGTTTTTTGTATAAAAATCTTTTATGACATTCACGTTAATTTCTAAAGAATCCGACAATCGTTCACTCATCAAACGGCTTGCATAAAAATGCGTAGCCATTCTTAAAATCTTTCTCTCTTTTGGCGTCAAGGTTACCCCTTTGGCTCTGAGAATGAGTTTCATTTTTGAGTTCCTTTCCCAACATATCTATTATAGTACAGTTATGGTATCTTGTCAAGGGATATTTAGGGAAAGGGGTATATTTCACATTGTGAAATTAAACCTTTAGATTGCCAAAATCTCGGTTTTTCTGCATTCGTTTGCCAAATCCAGACTTATCAAACACTGGTTTATCGTCTTCAATCTGACTCTGCCCGCTGTCGGATATGTTAGTTTGCGCTGACTCTTCTGCATCATACAATTTCATTTTTGCTCTGTCAACACCAATTACGAATCGTTTATTAGTAGTAGGATCACTGTATCGATTCTTCAATTGCTTGACCATAATCTGATTCAAGTCTGCAAGTTCTTCGGTTGAAATCAAAGCAAACATCAAGTCTGCTGTAGCTGGCAAACCAAACGACTCTGAAGTATCTTCAAGTCCAACGTCTGAGTTTGTGAAACCACTTCTTGTTGTTTGTGTAGCTGATACGACTGGAAGTTTATGCTCAACTGCAAGCCCACGTAATTCTTCTGCAATCGCTTTGATGTATGTGTAAGAGTTAATAGAAGAACCCATCTTCATACGTGCAGAAGAACAAATGTTCAGATAGTCAATGTAGATTATATCAGGAATGAATTGACGTTTCAATTTCAACTCATTCAACAAATGTGAGAAGTGATTTACGTTTGCACTAGCGGTTGGATATTCTTTGATGATTAGCTTGCCTTTAGTTTTCTCACGTAGAGATTCGACTTTCTTCAAGTATACATCTTTAGGCATACCGACCAATCTATCAAGTTCAACGTTCATCAAGTTGGCATCGATACGTTCTGCAATACGTTCTTCAGCCATTTCCATTGTAATGTAGAGAACGTTCTTACCCATCGTTAGATTGGCTGCGGCACAATGACACATGAACAAAGATTTACCAACACCAGTACCAGCAAGAACAATGTTCAAAGATTTTTCTGCAAGCCCACCCTTAGTGATTCTATTCAGATAGTCGAGATCGAATGGGATTCGTCTTTCAACTTTATGATAGAAGTCATATCGTGTTTCTGCATCATCAATGAAATCGTGACCAATGTGATTATCAAAAGAAACAGAAAGCGCATCAGCTAGAATTTTAGGGATTGAACCTTTATCAAGTTTTT